CTATGAGTACGGCGAAATGATGGGTGAATGTAAAGCGGTGGGGGTACTTCAAGGTACTGTGGGAGGGATGCCAAATAAGGGTAATGCGACGCCCGCTTTTTTTTTAGTCACAGAATTTTTTAAGCATTTACTTTTAACAAAAAAATAACCTACCAAAGGTAAACTATGAAAGAGTTAAAAAACGCCTATTTAGAAAATGATATTTTTGTGATGGTTGAGGCACTATCGGCCATGATCGGAGTGTCAAAAATGAGCATAACCAATTATGTCAAAGACGGAATGCCATTTATAAATATTGAAGAATCAAAAAGGAAACATTTTCCAGTCCTTCAATGTATAAAATGGCTTGCGATTCGTGGGTTAATTGAAATACAACAACCAATTAAAGAACGCGAAGAGTATGAAAGTTATGATGATATAGATTCCATAGAGGCAAAGCGTCGTCAAGACATAGCCAAAGCAAAACTAATGGAAATGGAAGTTGAAGAGGCAGAGGGTAAATTAATCAGAGTTGAAGACGCGCTAAAGGAGAATGAAAAGGTGCTGGTTGCATTCCGATCTCGTATCTTATCAATGCCATCATCTATCGCGCCGTCTGTGATTACATGCGAGACTGTCGCAGAGGCTAAATCTATTATTGAAAACGCTTGTTATGATGCACTTGAAGAGTTATCAAGATTAGAATGAAGACTTTCAACTGTAAAGTGGTGTCACCACCCAAAAGACTCACAGTATCGCAATGGGCAGACTCATATAGATACCTATCAAGCGAATCATCCAGCGAGTCCGGAAAATGGAGTACCGCACGGGCGGAATATCAGCGCGGGATTATGGACGCATTCAGCGATCCGGCAATAAATACCGTAGTATGGATGAGTTCGGCGCAGGTTGGAAAGACTGAGGCGCTTAATAATATCATAGGGTATTTCATCGATCAAGACCCATCTCCTATCTTAGGATTACAACCTACCTTAGAAATGGGGCAAACGTGGAGCAAAGACCGTATCTCACCCATGCTTCGTGATACTCCAGCACTCAAAGACAAAATAGCGGACGCTCGGTCACGTGATAGTGGGAACACAATCCTACATAAGACGTTCAGTGGCGGTCACCTTACAATCGCAGGGGCTAACTCTCCTGCCTCTCTTGCATCTCGTCCGGTTCGTGTAGTTCTTTGCGATGAGATAGACCGTTACCCTGCATCAGCTGGTGCAGAGGGTGACCCCGTATCACTTGCGTTCAAGCGTACCACGACATTTTGGAATAAAAAGCGTATGCTAACCTCAACCCCCACGATCAAAGGGGTATCCCGTATCGAAATGGCTTACGAAGAGAGCGATATGAGACGCTTTTATGTCCCATGCCCTGAATGTTCGCATGAGCAGACTTTAAAATGGTCAAATGTGGTATGGGAAAAAGACGATATTCACATGGCGCGCTATTCGTGCGATAATTGTGGCTCACTTTGGAGCGACTCAAAACGATGGGGAGCCGTCAAAAAAGGTCGTTGGGTAGCTGAAAAAGAGACAAAAGGTATCGCAGGGTTTCACCTCAACGAGATTTATAGCCCGTGGGTGTCTCTTGGCGATATGGTTACGAACTTTTTAGAGGCTAAAAAGTCAAAAGAGACACTAAAAACGTTTGTCAATACTTCACTTGGTGAGACGTGGGAAGAAGAAGGGATACAACTTGATGATAATGAGCTAATGAAGCGAAGAGAGGACTACGTGGATGTACCAAGCAGTGCGCTTGTATTGGTTGCGGGATGCGACGTTCAGGACGACCGTATTGAAGTAGAGGTTAAAGGATTCGGGGATGGAGAAGAGTCGTGGAGTATTGATTATAAAATCATCTACGGAGACCCATCGAAGCCTAATATATGGCAGGACTTAGACACCGCACTACTACAACAGTACCAAAATGAAGATGGTTACCCAATGCGTATCGCTTCGGCTTGTATCGACTCCGGAGGACACTTTACGGATGCAGTTTATAAGTTTGTTAAAAACAAAGAATCACGCCGTGTGTATGCCATCAAGGGTTCAAGTTCAGCAGGTGCTCCACTCGTTAACCGTGGAACGAGATCGAATAAGGGTAATGTCAAACTATTCGCAGTGGGAACCGATACCGCTAAAGAGCTGATTTTTGCGCGCCTTAAAATCGAAGAGTTCGGGGCTGGGTATATGCACTTCAATAAAAAAATAAACGATGAGGAATACTTCAAGCAATTAACAGCCGAAAAAATAACGACTAAATTCGTTAGAGGCTTCCCTGCCAGAGTATGGACTAAGACGCGGCCACGTAATGAGGCATTGGACTTAAACGTTTATGCCTTAGCCGCTCTTGCTATTCTTAACCCAAATTGGGCGGCATTGCAGGCCAACGTGGCTAAAAAATTACAGCCAAAAGAAGATCAACAACCACAAATACAAGAAGAGAAAAAACAGTTTATTAAGCCAAATCGATATCAAAAACCGCGAGGTTCTTGGGCCAAAAGCTGGTGATTAGATAAAAATTTAATCTTTTCCAATTTTACGCTTTTCAAAATGTGAAAATTGTATCAATGGATAACTTAACCCTTGATTCTCTCTTTATCGGCGATACTGTTACTAAGCAAATTAACCTTAATGGTTATTCCCCTGCTGACTACACTCTTAAATATGATATCGGGGCATTAACCCTTACATTCTTAGACGATGGGATCAACTTCATCCTTTCGGAGGTAATCACCGGTATTACAACTGGCGAGTATAACTATCGTGCTGTCATAATCAATAAAGTAACATCAGCTAAAACAACCATCTTACAAGGTCGTGTAAAAGTTACTGATCTGTCCTACAAATCCCACGCACGAAAAGTCCTTGACGCTATCGAAGCAACGATAGAAGGCACTGCAACGCAATCACAGTCAGAAATGACTATTAACGGGCGATCTATCAAGTATTTTTCATCCGAACATCTCCTAAAACTACGATCTACCTACAAGCGCGAGATAGCGAATGAGGAAGCATCGGAACGTATTAAAGCTGGTTTAGGCTCAAAAAATAAAATCTTGGTGAGATTCTAATGTTTGAAGGATTAATGGCACGTTTCGGCTATACACGAACAGATAATAATACCGCAAAACGCAATTATTCTGGGGCTAACATCGGGCGATTGTTCTCATCATGGCAAGCATTCAGCCAAACCGCAGACCGCGAAATACAATCTTCTATCACTGTATTACGCTCTCGCGCTCGTGAACTATCACGTAATAACGACTATGTTAAAAAATACCTTGAAATGGTGCGTAAAAACGTCGTAGGCCCTAACGGTATCACCCTGCAAGTGCGAAGTAAAGACCCCAAAGGGTCACTCGACACTATGGCTAATTCTATGATAGAGGATGCTTTTTATAAGTGGGGTAAAAAAGGCAATTGTGACGTTACAGGTCGATATTCATGGCGCGATATTCAGAACCTATTCATAGAATCAGTTGCAACCGACGGAGAGGTTTTAGTCCGCATTTTATTTGATCGAAAAAAAGGGCTACAACTCCAATTAATCGAGTCGGATATGCTCAATGAGCGTTTAAATGATATATCTCGCCAAATATCTATGGGCATTGAATATGATGATAATGGTAGGGCTATCGCTTATCATGTTTTCAAGTATCACCCATCATCGCTTCAATCAACTACTTTAGGGAATAAAGTAGAGCGTATCCCAGCGGATGAAATAATCCACGCCTTTATTCCTTCGCGATCAAGTCAAGGGCGCGGTGTTACATGGCTACGTACCGCGATGACACGGTTGAAAATGTTAGAGGGGTATGAAGAGGCAGAACTAACTGCCGCTCGTGTAGCTGCCGCAAAAATGGGGTTCTATACCTCACCGGCAGGAGAGAGCTATCACGGTGACGACGACGACAACGGCACACCCATTCAGGACGCAGAGCCGGGAGCGTTTGAAGTTCTTCCGGAGGGATGGGATTTTAAAACTTTCGACCCTTCACATCCGACAACAGCGTTCGCTGAATTCGTCAAGTCTACTCTTCGGGGTGTATCTTCAGGTTTAGGAGTTTCCTATAACTACTTATCAGGAGATTTAGAGGGGGTTTCGTACTCCTCAATCCGTGCGGGTGTACTCGATGAGCGCGATACATGGCGTGATATTCAAGCGTGGATGATTGAGACGTTATGTGATAAAGTGTATGAGAAATGGCTTGAATACGCACTTTTAACCAATAATTTACCTCTACCTATCGAAAAATTTGACAAATTCAACGCGGGTACATGGCAACCACGCGGATGGGCATGGGTTGATCCATTAAAAGATATGCAAGCCTCAATTTTGGCGATCAATGCAGGGCTTAAAACTGCTCAAATGGTCGCAAGTGAGCAGGGATTAGACATTGAAGATGTATATCTGCAACTCTCACAAGAGGCGGCGATGCGTGAAAAACTCGGAATCAAAACAGATTTTAACTTAAAACAGGAGGCGATCGATGCACAAAACCAAAACAACAACGCGACAGATTGAAACGCTCTACCGTAATTTCGAGATTCGTGCAGTAAGCGAAGATAATCGGACGGTTGATCTTTCATTTTCGAGTGAAGAACCATACGAAAGATACTGGGGTATAGAAGTCCTTGACCATTCCCCTACGTCGGTGAATTTGAGCCGCCTTAACAATTCCGCGCCTCTATTGCTTAACCATGATACAGACATTCAAATCGGAGTAGTCGAATCGGCTGCTATCTCATCAGAAAGGAAAGGTGTGGCTACCGTTCGTTTTTCCCGCTCGGAACTCGGGGATGAGATATTTCAAGACGTAATAGACGGTATTCGTAAAAACGTATCAGTAGGGTATCGAATCGAAGAGATGGTACTCGAGAGTCGTGATGGTAATACCGAAACATATCGTGTGACTCAGTGGATGCCCTTTGAGGTATCAATTGTATCCGTTCCTGCTGATACATCGGTGGGCGTTGGTCGCGCTCATGATGAATCGCGGGCGACGGTAACAGTCATAGTCGTTGAGACAGATAATGACGAAGAAGAAGAAAATCAAATTGACGAAAGTGAGGACGTAATGGACGAAGAAAATACAGTAGTTCCACCAGTGGAAACAGAAGAAAAAGCGATTGGAAAACCATCCAACGATGCAGGAGAAATCCTTTCGCTAGGTGAGCGTTTTGAACAACGTGACGCGGCGATTGAAGCCGTCAAAAGTGGTGTACCACTCGAAACTTTCCGTGTTCAAGTCATGGATCGAATTGAAACAAAACAAAAGGAGACAAAAGTGAATTCAAACTCAGGTGATTTTCTAACAGAAAAAGAAAAAGGCGAATATTCATTGATGCGCGCGTTGCGTGATGCGGCAAACGGCAAACGTGATACATTTGAGATGCGTGTAGGTGAAGAGGCAGCTCGTGCTAACGGTATCGAAGCTCGTGGACTTTATATCCCTGCTGATATGTTGATGCGTACTATGTCCGTTGTTGACACTGGTTTCGGTGGTAATACCGTTGCAACTAACATTGCGAGTGGTTCATTTATCGACATCTTGCGAAGTAAATCGGTTGTTATGGCGTTGGCTACAAAGCTTGATGGCTTAGTCGGTAACGTTCAAATCCCACGTCAAAGCGGTGCATCAGTAGTTTCTAAACCTGCTGAAAAAGTGGCTATCACACAAAGCGATGTTGCGACTGACTTCATTACTCTTGCCCCTACTCGTTACGGTGCATCGGTTCCGGTTACAAAACAACTATTGATGCAGTCCTCTTTAGCGGTTGAGAACATGATCCGCAACGACATCGCGGCACAAATCGCTCTTGCAATCGAATCGGACGTTATCGCGGCGATTCTATCAGGTGCGACAACTGTCCCCCTCGGAACTAACGGAGCCGTTCCAACTTGGCAAAACTTTATCGATCTTGAGACAGCTGTAACAGCAGCAAACGCAGACATGGGCCGCCTTGCGTATCTCGTCAATGCCAAAGGTCGTGGTAAACTCAAATCAACTCCAAAAGTTGCAGGGTTCCCTGAATATATCATCGACAAAGACGGAGCAATTAACGGATATGAGCAACTCATGACTAACCTCGTTCCATCGAACTTGACAAAAGGTACAGGTACAAACTTATCTGCTGCAATCTTCGGGAACTTTGACGATGCTTTGATCGCTACATGGGGCGGACTTGATATTATCATGGACGTTTACACGCAAGCGAAAGAGGGAATTATCAACATTACCGCCGATCAATTCGCAGACTATGACCTACGACATACTGCAAGCTTCGCAGCTATCAAAGATATGGTAACAGTTTAACAATGACTGATTACGAGGCACTCGTTAACTCCCCAATTGGGGAGGACTGCACTATCGATGGAATTAGCTCACGTTGCATTTTTGACATAGACGGAGGCGAATATGAGGAGAGCGTACCGACCCTTAGAGTACCGGTATCTCAATCCATAACGAGTGCTTCGGTCGTAATCGTTCGAGGCAAAACGTATGGGGTGATATCCATGCTTGACGATCCGTTCGGAGAGCGTAAAGTTATCTTAGGAGATGTCCTATGAGTATGGGATATTACTTAAATGAGACAGACGCGCGAGCTGATATAGTTGGGGCGATAAAGCCTATTTATGGAAATTGCGCCTTATTTGTTGCGGAACGAAGCGCGGTTAATTTAGGGCTTAGAGAGGTTATCTTTGTTGCTCGAGTTCCAAAAGACGACACTAAGAGTGAAGCGGCCGTTAATGCTTTATTCGCTCTTCAAGTAGCTCAACCAGCACAGCGGTTGGAATGGCAGGGTACAAAGGTTGATTTTCTCAATGATAATGAGACAGAATATCTTATGATTAAGGCGGTAATCACAAATGGAAACTGAACAAGTAACTATTGAATATATGACTACCATCATTATTGATGGTGTCGAATATAGCGGAACAGTGACAGTCGATGAGGCAACAGCTGAAACGCTTAAAAACACAGGAAAGGCAGAGTAAATGGCAGTTCAACAAACGCTAAAAAACACGGTTCTAGCGAAATCGGGAGGGCTTCCAACGGCAACGGATATTATCACGACTAACGGGATTGTTTTCGTAAACC